CAGTAGGCCCTGTAAATTCGCCTGAGCCGTCAAACGGTCGATCAGACGGACATCAGCGCGCCCGGCCGGGAAAAACCGGGAGAACGGCACCACGAGCCAACGGGAGAAGAAACCTTCAGTGGTATCCCTAGCGTCTGATTGCGGCCAGTGTGTACACTCGCCGATTTATGGCAGACCTTTCCCCCAAACTCCGAAGAGACCTTATCCATGCAATAGCTAGTAAGGAAGGTAACGCGCTATACATTTCAAGGAAGTTTGATAAGCCTGTCGCTTGGCTTAAGAAGTTTGTGGAAGATAATAAGGAAGCACTAGAGGAAGCTAGAGAAGCACTATCCAAAGAAGACCAAGAGCCCACTCCTACGGAGCTTGGGGAGCTTTGGATAAGCAACAAGACAGAAAGACTTAGACGCTATCAAGCAATAGCGGATGAACTGTTTAAAGAATCAATGGCTGACCCTACGGACGCAACCACATTAAGGGAATTCCGTAGCTACCTGGTAGCTGCTGCTAATGAGCTTGGTCAATTACTCCACAGAGGATCAGGCGAAGTCAATCCTGATGACACGCTAGGAGTGGACATCGTAGGTGTCGATTTGGATAAGCTGAGGTAAGCATGCCAAGGGCAATTAAGAATAAACGACTTAAAGGTAGGTTGGTTGAACCTACTTCTGTGCCCCTTCCTCCACCTGTTCCGGTAGGTAAGCATGGTTAATACATTATCAAGTAAGCGTAAGGCAACAGGAACTAAGCATATTCACAGATATGAACCGAGGGGAGGATGCAAAGAAGCGTTTGAGTCCACAGAGGAAGAGATCTTAGTAAGTGGTCCAGCCGGTACAGGCAAGTCGCGAGCTTGTCTTGAAAAGATCTACCTAGTGTGCTTGATGACTCCCAATGTTCGCGCTTTGATTCTTCGTAAAACGTTGCGTTCTCTCGGTTCTACTGCTCTTGTGACGTGGCGAAATTGGGTGGTTAAAGAAGCGCTATTGACTGGTGATGTTGTCTACTATGGAGGGTCCAGCGAACAACCGCCCCAGTACCGTTTTAAGAATGGCTCTTCCGTCACCATTGGTGGTCTAGACCAGCCCACCCGGATCATGTCATCCGACTATGACATCATCTATATCCAGGAAGCAACCGAGATCACGCTTGATGATCATGAAATGTGCACGACTCGGCTTCGCAACTGGACACTCCCATTTCAACAGTTGATTATGGACTGTAACCCGGCCGGGGATAAGCACTGGCTAAAGCGGAGAGCTGATGACAGAGCTACCAGTCTGATCGAATCACGGCACGAAGACAACCCGCGACTGTTCAATGTGGACGGAACGAAAACTCGTGAAGGCGAAAAGTACATCGCCATTCTCGATAAGCTCACCGGGGTGCGCTACCTCAGGCTCAGACTTGGTAAATGGGTCAGTGCTGAGGGAATTATTTATGAGGAATTCGACCGAGCAACGCATGTGCTGCCCTGGTCTTATGACGATGAAGGTAATCGGCTCGCTCTGCCTTACGAATGGCCGCGTTTTTGGTCGATCGACTTTGGTTATGTGCACCCATTTGTGCTGAAGTGTTACGCACTAGGCCCTGATGGAGAATTGTATATGTACCGTGAGATTTACATGACTGGTCGTACGGTGCAAGAGCACGCTGCAACCATTATGAATGAAGTAACCAGAGTTAAGAAAGTTGAATGGATTGATCATTTTAACAAGGTAACTAGATTCCGTGAGGAGATTGAATGGATCGAACCACAACCACAAGCAGTTATCTGTGATCATGATGCTGAAGATAGGCGTACATTCGAGAAAGCAACAGGCTTACCTACCATTCCAGCAATTAAGAAAGTGAATGCTGGAATTAACGCAATGAAGGAAAGTCTCAAGGTTGATGAGAATGGCTTGGCTCGCTTGTACTATATGGAGGATGCCCTAGTTGAACTTGATCAATCTCAAAAGGACAGTCTACTTCCGACGTGCACAGTAGACGAACATTCCTCGTACGTATGGAAGACAAACAGTGATGGTAGGAAACTTGATGAACCAGTGAAGCGAGACGACGATGGGGAGGATACAGACCGGTATATGGTTGCTTACTTTGACCTTAGAGGAATAGCGCGCGCAACACAGATCTAGAACTAGTCCTGATTAGACTAACCAAGGAGAAGGAAATGGCTACAGTGGAAGGTAACCCTAGTATTCTACAGTTCTTTGCTTGGAAGATTGGCAAGGCCCTTGACACCAAAGCTAGGAAAGAAAAGCGCGTGCGATCCTTTGTGGAAGCTTCTATCCGGGTGCTGCTGCATGTCGTTGGATTTTCGTGCTTGACAATTGCTGGGTTTTACTGGCATGTTATCGCTGGTTTGGTTGTGGCCGGTATCTCATGTTTCGTGATGGCTGAGTTGCTCACCCAATCCGACCAACCGCCGAACGACCGTCCGAACCAGACTCGATAGGACTAGACCATGCGCAATTTGATTTCTGCCCTCAGCGGCACTTTGTCGCGTGGCAGCACCCTTCGTAACGACACTCCTGTACCCCAATCATCTAATCGGTCTGGTTTGTTTGATACTAGTGGTGAGTTACCGATGGGGGAGGCGGCTTATCAAGCCTACGGCTCAGTTGGCACATTGTTTGCCATTGTCACACAGATTACGAATGCATTTGCTAGTGTTGAGTGGCATTTGTACCGTAAGACTTCTGTACGAGACAAAGCGCGGCGCACTGAGGTAATGACCCACGGATTTCTAGACGTATGGAACCGGCCCAATTACTTTTATACGGGTCGGTATTTTCGTATGTGCTGCCAGCAACATCTAGACCTAGTAGGTGAGACCATTATTGTCCTGGTTCGCGTTGGCGGATATGTAATTGAAATGTGGCCAGTGCGACCTGATCGAGTTAAGCCTGTCAAGCACCCTAAGAAATTTCTCACTGGGTATATCTACACTGGACCAGATGGAGAGGAAGTGCCGCTAGCCCTTGAAGATGTAATCCAGATTAAGTATCCAAACCCAGCCGATCCGTATCGCGGAATGGGACCAGTTCAAACGGCAATGTACGATTTGGACGCTGCACGATACTCGGCTCAGTGGAATAGGAATTTCTTCATCAATGGTGCACAGCCTGGTGGAGTAATTGAAGTTGATTACGTAATGGGGGACCAGGAGTGGAAAGCGTTCCTTGATCGTTGGAACGAGCAACATCGTGGCGTCGCAAATGCCCATCGCGTGGCTGTGCTGGAAAATGCACATTGGAAAGATACGAAGTTCAGCATGGAAGATATGCAATTCGTACAACTTCGTGAATTGCCACGCGAAATCATTAGAGAAGCATTTGCATTCCCCAAGCCAATGCTCGGAACTGTTGACGATGTGAACCGAGCCAACGCGGATGCTGGAAAAGACATCATGGCGGAAGGGCAAACGATCCCACGTCTGTCCCTTTGGAAGGATGCGATTAATAACTTCCTTCTGCCACAATTTGCCAATGGTAAAACTCTTGAACTAGACCCCGATGATCCAACCCCCGTGAATAAAGAAGCTCTTAACGCTGAACGCAATAGCCAGACAGCCGGTGCCCGTAATTTAGTCCTAAGTGGATATCATCCGGATGATGTTACGGAAACTATGCAGCTTCCTCAAATGCGGTGGGTGGGAATCCCACAGCCTGGCCAACCGGCTAAGGATGAAGAGAATGACAATGCAACTGCCGACGCACTTTTTAATCGATAACAGGAGGGAGGGAAAATGCGACCAGGAAAGCGGTTGTTAAATCAAAGGGCTAAGATCCTTGATAAGATCCGTAATGAGGATCCTCAGCTTGCTAATGCGCTTACCAATCTGAAATTGGATTGGTATCGGGTGAGGAATTCGGCGGATGGAGAGACGGCTGATCTCTACATCTACGATGAAATTGTCCCGGCTGCAATTGCAGAGTGGTTCGGCGGTGTGTCTGCGGAAGGGCTCATTGAGCAGTTGAGTGAGATTACCGCGAGCACTATCAATGTCCGAATTAATTCGCCTGGTGGTTCGGTTTTTGAGGCTATCGCTATTTACAATACGTTGGTTAGTCACTCGGCGGTAATCAATGTGTATGTGGACGCTTTGGCGGCTAGTGCGGCGAGTGTTGTCGCAATGGCAGGCGACAAGATCACGATGATGGTTGGATCGCAGATGATGATCCACGATGCTATTGGGATCGAAATGGGTAACGCGGCTGAAATGCGCGCCATGGCTGATTTCCTTGATAAGCAATCAGATAACATTGCTTCCATTTATTGTGCCAAGGCGGGTGGAGACAATGCTGATTGGCGAGCAATTATGCTTGCTGAAACGTGGATGTTCGCGGATGAGGCAGTAGAGCTTGGGTTGGCAGACGAAATTTACTCGGCTGACAAACCAGAAGAGGAAGAGACTCAAGAGGACGAAGACGCCGAGACTCCCGATGAGCAGCAGCAAGAGGAAGAGGAAGGAACAGAGGAACCGATTCCCGAAGAGGATGAAGAAGATCCGGAGAATTTGATGAATCGCAAACATTCTCTGGTGAATCGCGGTTTTAAGTACGCTGGACGCCGCCGTGCTCCGCAACCTGTAAATACCGCACAACTGTCTACAAGAGATATTGACCGGCTACTTGCCAATTGGTGAGAGAGGAAGTGAGTAATGCCTGACACGATTACAATTCCTGAGAATGAAGATCAGCTTAGGGAAACGCTAACTAACAAGCGTGCGATGAGTGAACTGCTTAAGGATCCGGATAAGTTTACCAATTTCGTTAACGACCATGTCAAGCTCCGTCTCTCAAAAGACCCCGCTATTCTTGGCCAGGTTAGTGAGCAGCACGAACAGTTTATGATTAATTGGCTTCGTGACCACACCAATGAAGATTTGGACGTGGTGGCCAAGCGGCTGAATTTGGACAATCCTGGTGCCCGCAATCGTGTTCGTCCGAATACGGTGTACAACAAGAAAGCTGCCGGGGCTCCACACGATGGAATGTTCGCTAGTGCGGCTGATCTCGTTTACTCGATTTATAATGAGTCTTGGAAGGATGAGCGCACGGCGGCTAACCTTGGCACGCTGAAGAATGCGCTTTCTAGTCTCAAGCCTAGTGACGGTGGCTTCCTCATTCCGGAGATCCTCCGGGCGGAATTGCTCCGTGTTGCGCTGGAAAATGCAATTGTTCGTTCCCGTGCTCGCGTTATTCCTATGGACAGTCTCACTGTTCCGTTCCCTACTGTGGACAGTACTTCCAACGTGTCCAGTGTGTACGGTGGCGTTACGGGTTACTGGACTGAGGAAGGAGCGACCCTCACTGAGTCCAAGCCGCGTTTCGGTCGTGTTGAATTGCGAGCCCAGAAGCTCGTTCTTTACACCGAAGTCCCGAATGAGCTTTTGCAAGACGCCAGTCCATCACTTGCTGCATTCATCGGCGATATTTTCCCTGAAGCTATCGCCTGGTTCGAGGATGTGGCATTCTTCGTCGGTGGTGGAGTTGGTGAGCCTCTCGGCTTCCTGAATGCGCCGTGTGCGGTTAACGTTGACCGTACGGGATCTAGCTCCGGTACCGTTGTGTGGGCCGACATTGTAAACATGTATGCCCGGATGCTTCCGCAGTCTTTGCGGAATGCTGTCTGGATTGTTTCTCCGGACACCCTCCCCGCACTGTTCCAAATGGTCATGACCGGTGGTACTTCTCCAATCATGCTTGGTGGCCAGGCTGGTTTTGCTACTGGTTCAGCTGCTCCGCCTATGACCATGCTCGGTCTCCCGATTATCGTTTCGGAGAAGGCGCGTACGCTTGGAACAATTGGTGACGTTAACCTGGTGGACTTCGGTTTCTACTTGATCGGTGATCGCCAGGCAATGAGTGCCAAGCAGTCGGAAGATTACAAGTTCCAGAGTGACGTTACCGCCTTCCGTGTGACTGAGCGGCTTGACGGTCGCCCGTGGCTGCTTTCGCCCATCACTCCGCAGAATGGCAGCGCTAACACCCTTTCTCCGTTCGTTAAGCTCACTACAGCGTGAGGAGAATTAATTATGTGGCTTAAGCTGAAGAATGGTAATTATCATCTTCTTGAGTCAGACCTTTCGTTGGTGGTAGATGGCGGTGATGTCAAGGGTTACCGTGTTGGGATTCAGCGGTCTAATGTGTTCCCTCCTGTTGCAACTGTTCAGGACGGGTACGCAACTCGTGAGGATGCGCAAGCGGCACTTGATGAACTGATGGATAATTCGGACTTGGAATACTCCATTGTCCAGCCTCCGGTTCAGCCTGAGGAATTAGCAGCAGAGTAAGGAATAATCATGCTCGCTATTGTTGCTGCAATTGTTTTTTTCTTGGCTGTATTCGGTGTGAAGCTTGGAGAATTGAA